CATGCGCCGCTTGCAGCGCCTCTATGCGGTCGGCGGCTTCATTTAAGAGGCCAGAGGGGCCGGTGCCGTAGTACAGATTAACTCCAGCACGCAGCCGCTTCACAAGATCATTGCTCATCGTTCCCCCTATCGACGGATGAGTTCCATTTTGCAAAAGGCATTTCCCTCGACTTTGCGGCCATTGTCGTTCTGAACGACGAGGTAGCCTCGCCCATTATCGAGGTCCACAACCAGAGTAACATTTGCCTCAGAGCCAATGTGGCGGATGATGCCCATGTCCCTGCCCCGCTCCTGCACGCGCTCAGAGAATGCCTCTCGGCGCTTGCCATCATCAAACGAGATGAACCCCTTGCTTTGGTGAACGGCATAGAAAAACTTCTCGCCGTTATCGAGCGTGCAGTCTCCGGTAGCCCATGATTTAAGCTGCACCGGTGTGATGGCCGCTATCGTCGCAACTAATCCAATCTTCAGCATTCGGCCCTCCTATATCGAGGCGAATACTTTACAACACTAAACAGCTTCTGGCTAGTCCTAAATAGGATAGAGCGGCTGAGGAGGCGCTCCCGTGTGGCGCATCTGGTCTTGGATGTCAGCCGTCCATTCAGCGCCGCGCACCAGCAGACCCAGCTCGCGCATATGGCGCAGGGCCATCGACACGGTGTCCACCAAGTCGTCGTGCTTGCCCTTCGGGAACGTGCCTACCTGCGTGATGACCATATCGGCCCACGCCCGATCGGGAGCGTAGATCAGTCCTTCGGCGAACAGATGCTGGACGCTGTAAAGGCGAGCCAGCTTGTCCTGCCCCTTTGGGTCCACAAGCTGAACGGCGAAATCCTCGTGCCCATACAGACGGCGGATTTCCTGAGCGACCGAATGCCCAGCCGCCTTGTTCTCGATCAGAAGCTTGTCGAAGCCCTTTACGGTCTTGTAGGTCTCCATGACCTTCTCGACCAGCTCATGCAGCTCAAGCCTCGCCTGCCAAGCATAGAGGAGGATGACGCGCGGATGCTCCTCGGTGTAGGTGCGCTTGATGACGCTGGTCAGTTCCCCGTCAGGCGTGATGACTCGGTTAGCCATCGCTCTCTGCTCGCCGCCGGAGAAGACGCCCCAGACGGTCAAGGCCGAGAAGTCGTTCTCGGTCTTCGTGGTGTAGGCCGTGTCGAGGCTTGCGATCGTGTACTCGATCGGCGGGAACTCGTCGTCGCGCTCCCATAGCTGCCACCACTCGCGCTTGATGACGCCGCCGCCCTTGGGCTCAGGACGCTGCTGGAGCTGGCCGGCAGAAGCCCAAGGACCAAGCTGCCGCTCAAGGATGTCCACCTCTTGATCGCCGAACCGCTCGGGCCACAGAAGCTGGCCGGGCTCCTCACGCGGGTCTTTCCAGCCGATCGATGTGACGAAGCTGCGCTCAGGATCGTAGCGCATGGGCAGCATCAGGTGCGTCCACTCGCCCTTATCCTTGGACAGGATGTGCCCGGTCAGGTCTTCCTCGGACAGGCGCTGCTGTATGACTACGAAAGCGCCTGAGCGCGGGTCATTGAGGCGGGTCGAGAGCGCCGAGTCCCACCACTCAATCGTGGTTTCGATCGTGGCTTCGCTGAAGGCTTCTTGGGCCGCATTAGGATCGTCCACCACAATGATGTTTCCGCCCTCGCCCGTGAGAGCCGAGCCGACCGAGGTCGAGAGGCGAGAGCCACCAACGGTGTTGTCGAACCGCGTCTTAGTGTTCTGGTCGCCCGTAAGGCTGAATCTGTCACCCCATCGCTCCTTGTACCAAGGGCTCTCAACTAGACGCCGGCACTTAACAGAGTCGCGCAGGGCGAGCTGCTGGGCGTAGGACGCATGGAGGAACTGGACGCCGGGGCCGGAGGTCGGGCTATGCTGCTTCTGGGTCCAGACCCATGCCGGGAAGGCCACCGAGGTCAGCGAGGACTTGGCGCAGCGCGGCGGGATGTTGATGATGAGGCGCTTGATCTCCCCATCGCAGACAGCCTGTAGATGCTCAGCGACCGCCTCGATCGGCCAGCCGTCCGTGAACGGGCTAGGGTCAACATAGCGCCATCCGTTCCGCAGGAAGCGATAAAGGCTGCGCTCGTTCTTGAGGGCGTCGATCTTGAGGAGCGACTTGTCGAGGTCGATCTTCTGGCCCTTGATGATAGCGACCGTCATGCGGTCTTCTCATCATCGTCCTTGAACTCGATGAGAGCCTGTTCGAGCGCCTCAAGCTGGTCGTCGTCCAGATGGTCAACCTCGACAGCTCTAGCGATTAGCTCGATCGCCCCGCCATTGGCTCCGGTCAGCTCAGTCTGCTTGATGTCCTGCCAGTCTTTGCGGAACCTGTTCTTCATCTGAAAGATATAGGCCGCAGAGTTGAACGCCGGGAAAGCGCCGAAAGTCGCCTGCCTTCCCATTCTCTCCCACCAAGACTGGGCCAATTCGTCAGCTTTTTGCATTACGTCAAAAAATTCAGGGTCGTCTTGCGTCCAGTTCCATAGCGTCGCTCTAGTAATGCCTAGCTCTACAGCTATCTCGACCTTGCTGGCTCCGTTGCCTGCAAGCTCCATGATGATGGGGAGCATTGAGGGATGGTACTTGGTTGGGCGACCGACTGAGCGGGTTCCGACAGGCTCTCCGGCTTTGCCACCGTCTATAACTCCAAAAGGCTTTTTGCGGGAAGCCTTGGACTTTGACTTGGGCTTTTCGGTCTTTGGCGTATCGGTATCAGACATCAAATCCCCCTGTGCAGGGCCTCACGTTCTCGCCCTGCTTGCCGACCATTGCGACGGGGCACGGGTGGCTTGCCACTGCATCGTACCGGGTAGATCGTTAGGCAGGCGCTGGAGAACACCCTGCCTAGATAGTATAGCACTTTCAGCGTGAAAAGCTACTCGATAGGCCATATCCAAGCCACCAAGAGGATACCGAGAGGGAAGCCTACAAACACCAGAATCATGACGAGAAGAACCGGGTCCATATTTTTTCTCCTTTTGCATTTTTCCCGTTGCAAGCACTAGGGCATTATGCCATAGTGGCTGTGTTGATTCGATACCTGATGGAGATTGATATGTTTGACCTGACCCCATACACCGCCCTCTACGCCAACAACTATGGCTACAGCGACGCTTACCCCTACGAAATCGTCCGCGTCATCAGCGCCAAGACCATCGAGGTCCGCGAGATGGACGCCGAGCGCGACCCCAACTGGAAGCCGGAGATCATCCCCGGCGGCTTCTCCGGCCACTGCACCAACCAAGACGAGCAGCGCTGGACCTACAAGAGCAACCCCCAGCGCCCGGTTAAGCGCATCCGCCTCAACAAGCGTGGCTGGCAGGACAAGTACGGCTCACGGTTCTACCTCTCCAATGAACCCCGCAGGTTCCACGACTACAACTTCTGATGGAGATCGAGATGAGAATCATCGCTGAAATCGCCGACACCTTCGATGGCAGAAACCTATGGATCGCCATTGATGACTCTACCTACGACGGAGACATTCAGGGCGTAGGCTTCACAATCGAGGAAGCCATCGAAGACTTGATGGAGCAGCTTGAAGGGCGGATGTAGTCGATCGGAGGCTCCGCCCCCTCCTCATCAACGCTAGGTGGCTCAAGACGGCTCAGGAGGGCCGTCTTTAGTTTTTGGTAGGCAGGGTGCAGGCGACCCCTCGGAGCCCCGTGCATGATCGTTGTATGGTCTTTATGGGCCAGTCTGCCGATCGCAGCGAGACTCAGATGCGGGCAGCAGTCAGCCGCCAAAGCGTAGACCAAGAGCCGGGCGTTAAGTAATGGCTGATGCCGGCGCACCGACATGAAGTCGAACGCGGAGATGCCAGTCTCCTGTTCCACCACATCGATGATCTCATGCCACCAAATGCGGGTCTTGTTGACCTCAAGTTTGTGTTCGATCTCGATTACCTGTTCAGACCAAACCTCGGGCTCCTCGATCGGAGCTGGCCGGCGGCTTGGAACGACCACAGGCTCAACAGCGTTTGCCGGGTTTTCC